GAGGTGAGGTTCTGGTTCGTCACGGACGCCCAGTTGATCGTGCTTCCGGCGGACAGCGTCACCTTACCATCTATGGTAACGGAACCGCTGGAATCAACAGCAAAGGTCGTGCGGACACCGTTGGTAACGGTAAGTCCGTAGACGCTCAGGTATTTGGACTTGAATCGCTCGTCATCCATCATGCTGTTGCCAGCTCGGTCAAGGAAGTCAGAGGCCTGAACCACGCCCTTAAAGTTTCCGTCCACACCGACCAGCGTACCGCTGAAGGTGCCTTTCGCCGCAGCCAGAGTACCCGCAAAGGTGCCTCGGCGTGCGGTCAGGTTGCCTTCCTCGTCAACAGTGAAGTTTCCGTCTCCAATGTCGATTGAGCCTTTCTTCATCGTCAGCTTGCCGCTCTCGAAGTCAAGCGAGAAGTTTCCGCCGTAATCTTTCAGCGTACCGGCGCGGATCACATCGGCATTGAGAACACCGGTCGTGATATAGTCCGCCACAATAGAACCGTCCATTGTGATGGCAAGCCCAAAGGTCTTTCCGTAATCCTTGGAGTAGCCAAGACCGTTCATGTTCCATTTCCAAAGCTTGTCGGCTTTGGTATAGTCGCGGATATTGGAAATATAAAGCGTGTCAGAACCGTATTCGTCCCGTGTGATCGTGATGTAGCCGGTCGTGGCCGCTGTCATGATCTGTGTGGCGTTTTCTTTTGCCTCTTTCAGGATGTTGTGCGCCTTGGGGAGACCCTCGATTTTCTCAAGGATAGCGGCGCTGATCTGGTTGTTCACACTGGTAAGACTGGTCTGCACCGTGTCGCCGAGCGTAAATTGGGTATTCTCAGGGCTGTCCAAAGGGATCTCCAGTTTCGTGACAGGAAATACACGGTCAAGACCATGCGGCCGCGAGATCACGCGGATCTCGTCCAGCAGTTTCACTGCCTCCACATTCGCATTAAGATAATGGAGGTCAAGGGCACTCACTTCCAGTTCCATATTGTCGAACTGTAAGTCGGCAAGATATGCCTTCGCCTTTTCCAGCAGCGCTTCAGGATCAGAAACGCTGTCCCATGTCACTGTTTTCTCGATCCAGCCATAGTTTTTCACAGCCTCGGAGGACTGGACATAAAGGCTGCCCTCATTCACACTCTCCACAGTCAGATAGGCGTCCAATGCCTCGATCTCGCTCTTGTCAAGCCTGTTGCCAAGCGGAACGATGACCGTTGCGAACTCCGTCATATCCCATCCCTTGGTGTGTTCGATGAGGTTGGAGCCGAACTGGATCGTCTGGCTGCAAGTGTCGGGGTAATCAGCCAAATAGTCGAGATAGCGGATGCCGTCTTCCTTACGCACCCGCAGATGACCGCCGTACTGCGCCACCAACGCATTCAAGATCGTGATGGTCTTTTCATAGTTGGTGTAATAAGTCGGAAAATCTTCATCCACCACAGTAACAATGCCGATGGTGAACTTCCGGTTGTCTCCGACCTTTGCGTTGTGAATGGCGATCATCGCCTCAAGGTACTCACGAATCGTCCCTCCGGCGTACTCCGCAGGCGGCTGTGTGCTATCGTTGAAGAATGCAAGCTCGCCCTCGCAAGTAAGCACCCGGTTTCTGTAAAAGTCCTCGTTTTCAGAGAGGACGCGCCCCGCCCAGATCTCTTTTCCGTCCTTGTGGACGGCGATGTCAGTCACCATACGGATGATGGTGCTGTATCCGAGATTGGAGGGCGGAACCGTCATCACGAAGGAACCGGCCGCATTGTCTTCCAGCGTCAGCTTGGGGCTTGCAAGCGTCATGTTGTCCAACGCGAAGGCATCATTGTAGATGCAGACGCCATCGGCATAAACAGAATACATCGCTTACAACCTCCCTTGTCTGAAATCAACGGACACGGTCCCCGTTCCCTCGTCGACCCAAAGATAGATCGTTCCGCCATAGTCGCCAAACAGAATAAACTCAGGGATCTGAATGGTTCCATCCGGCAAAAGCTTTGTTAGGTCGATGCTGAGCTGACGGTTGACAAATCGGACATGAACGCCGCGCCCTTCACTGCTTTGCACAATGAATCTGGGGCATACCGGAGCCCGTCCGTACATCACCGCGTCCAGCTCGATCTCTTTCATCTCTGTCGTCACCGCAATATTGCGGAACAAAGCTGCCTGAATGACTCCATTTTGAAAGTTGAACGGGTCCCATAGCCAGTTGTCGATGGAGGAAAGGTTTTTCCACTTGTACGGGCCGACATCGTAGTCAATGACGAGCCGCGACCAGTCCTTTTCCGACTTCCAGGCGTTCACTGTGAAGCGCCCTTCGTAGAAATATTCAGGATCGTCCTCAAGGATCGCCCGCATGGTCTGTCCGTGCAGATAGTCCATGATATCCGAGTACGCCATGTGCCATGGTTTGAAATCATTCATGACGATAAACTCGATAGACCCTGTCCGGTTCTGATACACCGGATACCCGGTGAGGGCTTGCGACAGATCAATGACGCCGTCCCCACCGGGAATGTCCAGAGTCTTTACCTTTTGCGCAGGTGGATTGAATAGCGGACGGGAAGCGGGGACAAGCCGCCAATCATCCCATGTGTTCTTATCGCCAAATGTGATCGAATGGTACAACTTAAATCCCCCTTCCTCTTTGTGTAGACCGCTGTCCGAGTGCCACATCCATCGGTTCAGCAAGTTCGCCGACGAGCGCACCGGTGTTCAGCACAACACGCAGCTTCTCCATGCGTTCCAGCATCGAAGCCATCTCACCTCGAAGCGTGCGTAGTTCAGCCACAACATCATCATTGTCGACGGAAATGGCTGTCTGGCTGCTTCCGCCGCGCTGTGCCTCAAATGCAACGGCAGCCTGCCCGACAAGGCCGACCGCTCGCTGCGAATAGAATAGGTTGTTAAAGGCGTCTGCTCCGGCCGATACGGCGGAGAGATCCAGAACAGGACGGATCACCGGCTCCATGTCGAATCCGCCGCTCACAATGTCGGCGATGGTCTGGAGCACACCGGAAAGACCGCCCTCGGCCGACTCCGCCATCTCAGAACCGGCTGCATAAGAGCGGTCAACATAGTCCTGAAGGCCTTTCACGAAACCAAGACCGGTGTAGTTACCGATCTCACGGAACACCCTCGACGGAGAGTGGATGTCCAGTGTCGACTTCGCCGCCTGTACGCCTGCAAGAGCCAGTTGCGTGATCTCGTCAACAAAGCTGGACTTCTCAGACTGAACGCCTTCAGTAAGCCCCTTGACGATCTGCTTGCCTGTCTCATCCCAGCCAGCTTCCGTCAGAACCTTCTGCGCCGTGTCGGCCATCTCCTGAAGCTCATCCTCAGTATTGTTCTTGATAAGACCAACCTTTTCCTCAAAGCTTCTGCGGAGCTGTTCCAACTGAGCGTTGGCGTCTTCCGTGACCTGATTCATCTTCTCCTGCCAGAGAGCACGATACTCGGTAAGCTCCTGATCGGCCTCCTCGCGGAGTTTTGCAATATTCTGCTGGGTCTCTTCGCGCAGCCCCTCTAATTCGCCGACCGCCTGCTCGCGAGCCATTGCGTGCTTGACCTTCCAGAGGTCAGCATACTTCTCAAGCTCAGAGTCGCTCATGTTGTTCAGCGCCTTGATCTGGGCGATCGCGTCAGGACCCATATCCTGAAGTTCCTCGATAAGGTCACTATCAAGTCCTCTGCCGGCAAGAGACTCTAAAATATCCTGCCATTCGCCAAATTCCTTGACCTGACCCTCAAGATTCTTCATCAGGGTGTCGCCGCTGACCTCATCACGCTCCTTCACAGCGTCAAAGAGGCCATAGGACTTATAGAGGGAATCCTCGCGGGATTTCAGAGCATTCTCGTACTTGTCGTTCTCAGCCTGAATATCGCTCGCCAGTTGCGCGTTGATCGACTTTACCTTATCGGCGTACTCTTCCTCCAGGTCGAGCCGCTTCTGGTTCGCCTCGCTCTGCACAGACTGCACATCAGAGATATACTGTTTCTGCGCGTCGCTGATCTCTTTCTCCAACTGGTAAACTTGCAGGTCGAGCTTCTTCCGCAGCTCTGTCCCCTTGGCATATCGGCTCTGAACACGCTTATAGGCAGCCAGTTCCTCTGCAAGGGTCAGCTTGTTATACGATTTCTGCTCTTCGATCCAGTTCATCGAATACTGATAAGTGGCCGTAACCAACTCATTTTGAACACGATAGACCTCGCGGTCGATCTGCTTTCGTTCCTCGCTGCCCTCGCGGTATTTCTTCTGGAGCGTTTCCCATCCGGCAAGCTCCTCTTTCAAGCTGAGCTCGCTGTAATATTTCCGCTCTTCCGCCCAATCCTTAAAGGAGTCGAGTCCCTTCTGCGCGACCTTGATGGCTTCATCGCTCATCTTTGCCGCAGCCGAAGAAACCGGAACGATCGCGTTGTTGATACCGATGGTCATACCCTCGCCAATGTTTTTACCAAGCTCGATAAACTCGCGGGAGGGAGAATGGCTGTCCAGCGCCTTCTTTGCCGCATTCAACGCCGCAAGACCCAGATCACGGCCCGCCTGAGAGGCGCCGCTCAGCTTCGATCGGATGCCGTTGATAAAGCCCTGCGAAACATTCCTGCCGGCTTCATTGAACTGATCCTTGTAGTTGTTCACTTCTGCTACAACGACCAGCATGACAGACTGCATCGCCGTCCGCACGGAAGCACCGTTGCTGCGGATCGTGGTGCTGAAGCCGACCATCATCTGCACGACCGCAGTATTCATGCTCGTGGTATGTGCTTTCATGGTCGCGGCCATCGCAAGCATCAGCTCAGCCATCGCCACATTAACGATCGTCTGGTTCTGCCGGATGGTCGTGCCTGCGGAATTGAGCATATAGATGACCGCAGTGCTCACGGTAGCTCCACTGTTATAGAAGGCGTCGGTAAAGTTTTGGATACTTGTGTTTGCCAGCAGAACCAGTGCATTCGTAAAGTTCACAAATGCATACTGATCCATATTCTTCACCGTATCGGCAAGCGCCACCAGCTTCTCGACCTGTGTGATCGCGCCGGAGAGCTTGCTCATGTTGATACCCTCTATAGAGGCGGAGTAAGCCGCAAGACCATTGCCGAAGAGAACGAGCTGGTCGCCGAAGTCGGCAATGCTGTTGTCTCCTGTGAAGAAACTCACAAGCCCGCCGCAGTTCGGAATGGTATTGGATAGTTCCACGAGCGCCTTACCGGCAGAAGCGGAATTGCTGACGGCACCGACATCCATTCCTTTGACAGCGAGAGAGTAGTCCTTCATGGCCTTTCCGAACGGAACCAACTGCTCTCCAAACTTGTCCATGTCATTCTCACCGGCAAAGAAGCCGACTACACCGCCGCTGTTCGGCAGCGTTGTGGCCATCTCTGCAAGTGCCTTACCGGCAGTCGCCGCTTTGGAAACAAGGTCGGCGTCCATCCCGCTGATGGCGTTGCTGAACTCCGCCATGCTTTCTCCGAACGGAACGAGCTCATCAGCAAAATCCGAAAGAGAAGAACTACCCGTGAACCAGGACGTAATACCCTGCACAAGCTCGGCCTTCGTCAGCAGCAATATCGCGTCTGTCAATGCCTGCACACCGCTGAACATTGCCGGAGAGATACTGCTTGCGCCGTCGATAAACGGCTGAACATTTGTCATAAACGCTGCAAGATCACTGCCGATCTGCGGGAACTGACTGGAGATACCACTCATGAATCCGCCGACAATGCCGCCGACAAACCCACCGATCGCCGTACCGATC